TGAAGACTAAAAATAAAGGTTGTTTAACACCATTTTTAGTTTGAGAAAAGAGTACATATAGGGGGAGACCCCCTAACCCCCCGCTTACATAAGAATAACTTCATCAATAGTTCTATGTTAAACAATTATATTTATCTGTACTTTTTATAAATCATTTTTATATAGTTATTTTTAAAAATTTACAAAAAATTGATTTTAAAAACATATAACTATTAAATACTATCATAATAGAAAATGACAATTCAGGAAATCTGCCTTAATATCGATCGATCCGGTTCTATGCGAGGAAAGGAGTCAGATACTGTTGGTGGTATTAATGCGATGATTGATGAACTTAAATCATCTAAAACGAATGAAGATACTATTCGGGTATCTATTAAATTATTTGACCATGAACAAATTATGAAAACACAATCTGTTGATATTTCTGACGTTGAAGAATTTAAATTATGTGAATTTGTTCCTCGTGGTCAAACAGCCCTTTTGGATGCACTCGGAGATTCTCTTAAGTTCTATATGGAGAACAAGCTTATGGACCCAACCGCGTTTGATACATGTCTTGTATATGTTGCGACAGATGGACTAGAAAATATGAGTAAGCGTCATTCGCGCGAGGATATTAAAAAATTAATTGGCACGGCAGAAACAATCTATAATATTAAGGTTGTCTATTTGGGTGCTAATCAAGATGCTATTCTAGAAGCAGAAAACATTGGCATTTCACAAAACTCGGCTATTAATTATTCGGAGACACAAGAAAATGTTGAAGCCGTGTATAGAGGATCCGCTGGGATTGCACTTCGCGATTGTGCATTTCCATATGTTTGCCCATCATTCTCTCAATTGGAGAGAGAATCGAGTGTACAACAATCATGTCAGTCATATAGACCACCACCACCAACTCCAATGCAACATATAAATACTACTAGTATGCCAGTGATTACTAGACACTAGACAACATTGTTTGATACCAAATAATCCAATAGATAATAGTGCCCCATCTCTTGTACATCAAAAAAGTTGTTAAAGTTGCAATTTACTTCTAATATATTATTATATAAAATGAAGCTACAAATAATTGTTGTTGAGTTTCTGTAAAATTATCTTTTATTTTAGTAATTAATTTGTTATTATAAGATCATGATAACTTGGTTATCTGATTTTTCTGAATAAGCTCAATATTGTTAAATGTAGTCATTCTCCCTATAAATATAAATATATCGTTTAGCTGTTTATTCTTGTTTTTTAAAAGCAAAAGCAAAAAACCAAATGATAATGGTTTAAATATTTTATATCTCTATCTCATATTTTGCTTTTATTTTATCATTTAGACGCTCTAATTCAGCTTCTAAATTATAATCTGATGGGAGAACCATTTTAACATTTTGTCGTTTTCCATCGTCACATCTTTTATCAAATACTAAATGTGGTTTCTCTCTGAAATTTATGATGGAAATGTGTAGAGGGAGTGTTTTCTTTGGTTCAGGTTGGATATTGGCTTCTAAATCATCAACGATTTTATTTGCTTGTGCCAGTTTTTCTAAAAGGGCAACTTTTCCAGATTTGCTAGATGCCCATGGTTTATCTAATCCTGGGTGTCTTTCTACTTTGAAAAATTCCCGATGCAAGTCCTTTTCTTTATTATAGCATTCTTCATAATAAACAACATATTTTCGCATCATTTGTTGGGTTATTCCTTCGGGTAGATCTTTAGCGCTTTGTTTGCGTTCTCGTTTAGTTCCTTCTTTTATTCCTTTAGAATTTTGTTCTTGTTCTAATCTGGTTGCAATGCGTAAATTTTTTAAACAGTTATTTAATGGGTTTTGGTCAATGTGATCGATGCTTTCATTTTTGGTTCCTTTTCCGTTACCATAAAAGTCCATAATAATTTGATGGATATATAAATTATTATTACCTAAAATATAACCATTTGTTTGATAAGACCAAACTATCTTTTTTTCATTATTCTTATTTTTTTCATATTCCAATATTTTTTCATATGATTTAGGACATAGTTTACATAAAATATTCTGGTTACATAACATTAAAATCTCTAGTTCATCGTTTTTATTTAATATTTTACACATTGGATTTTTATATTGTCCAGAATATTTACCCATTGTTATTAAAATAGCATTATTCATAAATTCAATAACATTATAATCTTCTACTAACATTTGGAAATCTTTATCTGTAATCGTAACATTTTTATTGCGCAAATCATATTTATTATTATTTTTAAATATATATATGTAATTATCTGGATTTAATCCATATAAAAATTCTAAATAGTTTATTCTTTTATTATTAATACTATAGGCGGGATAATCATCTTCTTTATTATAAAATTTAAAATTTTTATCAAAATTAATTATCATATTAAATTGTTTCGCATCCAAAATATATTCTCTATTAGTATAATCTATAGAACAATAATTATATTCTTGTTCAACAGAATATTTTGGCTTCATCATAAATTGTGATTTAATAATTTCATAATTTTTATTTTCAATTTTGTAGTGCTCATCCATATTATAAATATTATAATATAGATATCTTTATATTAATTTCTTAGTATATCATTATTTGATATAATGAACTTAATTCGAGTACGCTAACCCGCCCATACCCGACATGATACGGAGGACATTGTAGTTAGTGGCGTATACGCGGACCTTAGCTGTGGAAGTTCCCTCAACTGTCGCGTTTGATAACACCAGTTGAAGTGTCGCATTGTCAATGCGCGAGAAATTGCACGTGCCGGAGGGCTGATGTTCCTCAGGGCGAAGGGCAAACGAATAAACATTGATACCGGTGTTGGGGTTACGTGTGTGGTGCTGGAAAGGCTGGACAAGGTCGAAATATGTTCCCTCACGCTCGGAGAATCTGTCCTGTCCATTGAGCTGGAGTTTGCATGTAACAACTGGATTCTCACCCCAGCAATGTAAGTCAAGCGATGTCTCAGTTAAAACAAATGTACCAGCATCGGAGACGCCAGAATCTTCGTTCTTGTCCATATTTGGATTATCATAACCCCATGAGTCCTCTGGGTTTGAGAAGTAGTTCGCACCAGCATCGTCCATAACACCGCTAGGACTTATAAAACCATATGTACCTTTTGTAGTCTCTCTAGATCCAAAAGAGTGAACCGCGTTGGGTAATACATCAACCGCATCAGTGTAATTGAATGGCTGCGCGCCAAGAACACTATTTAATTGTGTTCCACATTCAAGGGATGCACAATAATCAACATTTTGATCGGGTTGGACAACAAAGATTAATTCCTTGCAAGGGTGATTGAAATTGAGCTTGATCTTATTGGACGAGGAACCAACCGACTCGTCACCAGTGAACTGAACCTGCTCAATTAAGTACTCGTGAGGATTCTGCGCCATGCGTCTGCGCTCATCAGTGTCAAGGAAAACATAATCGACATAGAGCGATGCCGCTACAAGCGACTGCTGGTATGCAAGGGTTACCTTTCCAGAGTTTCCAGGCTTACAATCGGTTGATGATAATGAAGTCATAGCCCATAACATCTCATCAATTGGACGAAGATCTAAGTTAATCTTAATCTCATGGTATTGGAGTGCGATTAAGGGAAGAGCAAGACCGGGATTGCGGCAATACCAGAACTGTAATGGAATATATAGAGTTGACTCAGGTAGAGCATTGCGAGGTGCGCAAACCTGGCGAGGAGCATCGGAAGAGCAAGGTCCATCGACTGGGGCGAATGTAGGATCGGTAATGAATGTAAGCTGGGTTGTGTTACCAACCATTCTGTAGTAACCACGCTGTTGCTCAGCGGTAAGTGTAAGCTGATTCCAGATGTGCATCCAGTCACCATATTGGCGATCGATGCGCTGACCTCCAATCTCAACCTCAACCTGCGAGATAAGCTGCTCACCAGGGAAATCTAACCAGCGAGCATAGACACCCTTATCGCCGTCGCCACCGACAGTACCTCTCGCGCCGGTAGCGGCTAATGTCTGGTCAATCTGTGGTAGTGTAACCTGTAAGTATGTGCGGTACGCTAAGTCACCATTGCGACTGATTGTGCAAGTAACACGGCGACCGAAATCAGCCTGTCCATTGAATGTTTGCTCAATTGACTCCA